ACTGGGCTTAATGCGTCTGATGCACCAAATTGTTGGCTACTTGGGCGTGAATAAACAAAATAATTATCAATAATATCTACAGTAGAACCGCCACTAAACGCACCATCATTAGATGGAATAACCGTAAAATTAAGCGCATACATAGTTCTACTAGAGACAGACGTATTTGTAGATACTGTATATTGATTAACACTTAATATTGGGGCTAATATAGCCGTTACCATCGTGTTTGCGGGTACAGTAGAACCTTGTATTGTTTGCCCTAAATAGACCGTACTGGTTGTTGCTAATGTTGCATTTGTTGAGCCTGATGTTAATGTGCCTGTTATTGTGGTTGCCGCACTACTGTTCATCAAAGTGGCCGCAACCGTTTGAGATGTATTGACCGTCCAACTTAAACCAGACCCACCAGTAATTACGGTTTCCTGTGCTACACCAACGCCAAACAAAGCATTGCCAATAGCAATCGTTCCGCTTTGTAGGTTGCTAACTGTTAATGTGGTGCCTGATATTGAACCTGTAAATATAGCTGTTGATATAGAGACAATGCGCCAAGCATAGCGGTAAGTGCCGTCCACAATATAAACGTTAATGCCGTTGTCTGTAACGCTAACACGTCCGCTATTGGTGTTGAGAATTCCTACAATGGTTGGCGTTAAATTAGAAGAAAGCACATAAACATAAGCACCACAAACCGCAATCATTTGTGCGCCACCACTCACAGTCCGCATACCGCGCACTTCGGCACCCGCTGGTAAAACTACTTGGGTAACAAGACCTGGCGTTGGATAAAGCGCAATAACCCCACGTTCACCCTGTTGTTTAGTAGGGTCAACTTCAGCAAAAAAGTTAATACATTCTTGATCGTTTTGGTAGATCGAGTTTGCTGTATAACTTGGGCCAACAAAGCCAAAATCAGGCATTTCTTGTCCTTATCTAAAGAAACCACCAGTTAAAATAAACCCTGCATCTCTTGCCCTACTCATCAACAATGAGTCTGGGAAACGTGCTGATTGGACAGGTTTCATGTTTGTGCGCTTGATTGTTGATTTACTTTGTGCGGCAAATGCGTTAACCATTTGTATTTGCGTTGGACTAGCTTTGCCGTACTGAGGCATCAATCTTTCTGCCAAGCACCATTCCAAACAACTTTCAAACCCTTCAGGCAATAGCATTGTGTCGTTGATTGTGGTGTACTTGCTAAACAATGTATCAACAAAAATGTGCATTTCACCTTGTGATGGGTTTGGCCATACAAAGATGTTGCCTAGCGTTTCTGTGGGTTGGTAATAAAGCGCTTTTGGCCAAGGGCCACTTAATGTCTTCAAACCAATAGATTCATAGTCTTCTACATTTAAAACAGCTACTGGATAGTCCAAACCACCATTGATAATTGGTACACCATTGGAATTAGTATTAACCCTTACAAAACAACTGTTAACAGATAACGGTCGCTGATAGTACGCATTAATAGTTGTAGATGCTACGTTTTGGCTTAGATTAAGTTGATATGTTCCAACCTCATTGACATTACCGCCTGCGCCAGTAAGGAATGAAACAATCTTTGTGCCTGCGGTTATTCCTGTTCCGCTTAACGTCATGCCTGTTGCAATAGCACCTGATGTAATGGCGGTAACGGTTAAAACGTTGTTAGAAATAGAGCCAGTAAATACAGAACCGATCTGACCCCCTGGGCCGATGGTGTATTGTGTTTGACCAGATGTTAGCGTGTAGACAATTTCTGTTTTATAAAACACCATCATTTGCTCGTTTGACCATTGATCTATCATCCGTAGCATCATGGTGAACGCATCTTGTGCCGCCGCAGGATCAGGCGTTTCCCCTGCCGCCAATGCGCCAATATCTTTCAATGCCGATGAAATAATGTCGATTGGGGCGGTCATATTAAGCAGGCACTACTATGTGCCCGTCCTCCTGTGGTTTAGGTTGTTGCTCATTACCTTGACGTTGGATTTCTTCCATTGTCTGAGCAATCAAATCCTGATTGCGCTGTAAAGCAACAAAAATAGTGTTAACTTGGGCAATAGATAATTCAAGTTTCATAGATTTGGTATAAAAGTTTGTGGTAGCCAAGGAGGAATAACCTTAGTAGGTTGTTCTGATTGTTCTTCTAAACGTGATTCTATGATGTTTTGACCATCTTTCATAGTTGCTTCTTTTATCCAAACAATCACCATTTCTTCAGTTATTTGGTCATACGGAACTTGCCCAACTTCAGGAAAATACCAATTACCCTCAGTATCTACCGTTCCATTGGTCACATAGTATTTAGCCGATGTAACTACACCATCTTTTGCTTCAATACCTAGTATGCGCCAATCCATTATGCACCCCAAGGCAAAGGTGTATTTTCAGGAGGAACAGGGGGGTTAACCAATGAATTTAGTTGACCATCAATGTTTGCGTAATACATTGCTTGATTGTCTGTTGCAGAGTTTATCCATCCCAATACTTCATCTTGAGTCAATTGGTCGTATGGAATAAATTCAGGCTCACCTTGTTCAGGCGTAAATTGAATATTTCCACCTATTTTTACTAAATATGTACCATCTGTACCAGTTACTGTAAACAATACATTAACAACATACCCTGTTGGGTTGGGTACTGTGTACATATTTGTGATGATTGTTGCGTATGTTGTTGCCATGTTTATGCTCCTAATCTTGCTTCTAGAGCAGTTACTTTTGCTGACAATTCTTTTACTGCATTTATAAGATGCCAAGTAATGTTTTCTGAATCTACAGACATAACGCCTGTGCTTTCAGTTCTAACGCAATCAGGCAATACTTGCTGTAATTCTTGTGCAATAACACCTAATTGAACGCCTTCTTTTTTAATAGCATCGGTTTCTTTTAATTCTGAATCAACTTCTTCTGGTAAACGATATTCAAAATTACGGACACGAATTCCATTTATTTGTTCTAAGCCAATTGTGTTATCTACAATATTTTTCTTTAATCTTTGGTCTGAAGTAACTGACCATGTAGCAGAATTATTACCTTGATATGATGGGCCACCACTAGGACTAAAAAATGCAGTTGCATCACCTTTTCCAACAGCACTATTGCCCATTACAATTTGATATTGTCCACCAGCAGTAGATGGAGTTGCTGTACTTCCAATACAAATGTTATGAATACCTGTCGTAACATTGTTTCCAGAGTTATATCCACTACACGTATTGTTAAAACCCGAAGTAATTGCAGACAAAGAACCAGCACCAATGGCGGTGTTTGAATAACCAGTATTGTTTGCTATTGTTGCAGAACCATACAATGCTTGATAACCAACTGCTGTATTTGTTCCACTATTTGAACCACCATTACCTAAAAGATTTGATGCGGCTTGTGCTCCTATAAATGTTCCAGTTGGTCCAGTATTGTTTAAAGCAGCTTGATACCCTAATGCTGTTAGATATGATGATGTGGTGTTGGATTGAAGTGCCGCTGACCCTACAGCACTATTAAAACTTCCTGTATTGTAATAAAGCGAATTTATCCCGACAGCCGTGTTGTTTGCTCCAGATAAATTTGTATATAGTGCCGCTTGCCCACAAGCCGTATTGTTAGCGCCCGAAGTGTTGGTGTATAAAGCTAATGATCCAATTGCTGTGCTATATGAATTTGTATTGTTAAATAAACTTTGATTGCCTACCGCAGTATTTTCAGCGCCTGTCAAATTAAATTTAAGTGCTTGATAACCTACCGCTGTTCCACTAGCACCTGAACTATTTGTATAAAGTGCTTCTGTCCCAATAGCAGTATTAGTAGCTCCTGTCGTGCTTACACCAGCGTTATATCCAAAAGCAGTTAAATATGGTGTACCACCACCTGTTGTTTGTTTTGCATAAACAGTACCCAATGCTGTAGCAGTTGCTTGTGAACCACCACCACCACTAGGTGCAACCCATGATGCTGTTGTGCCGTTACTTGTAAGCACATAAGTATTTGCACCTATAGCCAATCGTGTTGCGCTATTAGTACCGTTACCAAGAATCAAGTCCCCAGTTGTAGTAATAGGTGATAAAGCATTAAACGCCGCACCAGCTGTTGTTTGTCCTGTACCGCCATAAGCAATACCAATAGCTGTTCCATTCCATACGCCTGTAGCAATTGTTCCTAAAGCAGTTAAGCTAGAAGTAACAATAGCAGATGGCAATGCTGTACCCGCTAAATTGGCGGCAGGGAATCCTGTTGTGTTAGTCAACGTGCCTGATGTAGGCGTACCCAATATTGGTGTTACAAATGTAGGTGATGTGGCCAATGCCACAACTGTGCCAGAACCTGTGGTTGTGTAAGATGTTCCCCAAGCAGTCCCTGTGCTATTGGCTATTCCTGCGCCTGGATAAACTTGTGCCGATGTTCCATTGATTGTAATGGCGGCTGAACCGTTATAAGTTGTTCCTGTACTGAATGATATATTTGTACCCGCAGTTAAATTAAATAAACTGCTACCAAGTGCAACCCCTGAAATTGTAGAATTGACCAACATGGTATTGGTAACCGTGCCAGTATCCCCTGTGGTAATCATTGTTCCTGTAACCGTGGGTACAGTTATGGTGTAACTAGATGCGGTGTTTGGCCCACTTAAAGCCACTTGTCCACCTAATGCCGCTTGAAAGACTAGATTTCCCATGATTTCTCCTATGGCGCTATATAAATAGCTGAAACATACAAAGCACCTGTTGATGGGTTGTATTTTAACTTTGTTGATGAAGTTGTGGCAGGATTATTTCCGCTTGAATTGGCTACAAAAACAGGATAATAATTAGCGTTTGTGCTTGTATTGTCCGTAATTGCAATATTTGTTGCGTTTGTTGCAGTTGTGGCCGTTGTGGCTGAACTTGCATTGCCTGTCAAAGCACCCACAAATGTTGTACTGGTTACAGATGTTAATCCCGCAATGGTTGTGGCACTAGACCCCAAGCTGATTGCTGTAGAACCTACCGTGATGCTCGAATTAACCAATCCTGAATTAGGAATTGATGTTAAGCCTGCACCCGATCCACTAAACCCTGTTGCGGTGAATATTCCTGTACTAGGATTAAATTGTAGCTTGGTGCTTGAGGTGTATTCGTTTGTGATTGTGCCAGATGTTTGGTTGGCAAATAACGGATATCGAGTGCCGTTTGTGGTTGTGTCATCTGTTACCGTTGTAACTGCTGTAGGTGCTGACCATACAGGTGTACCAGCTCCTGCGCTAGTTAATACTTGGCCTGAAGTGCCTGCGCTAGTAAATGCGTAAGCAGTACCACTACCATA